GTAGCCACGCATAGCTCCCATCTTCTTCATGGGTTTAGCCTTTGGAGCAGTGCTTACTTTAGCACCAGTCTTCTTAGCGTATGTCTTTGCTTCCTTCTTACCTTTAGCGGTGTACGGGAACTTCTTGTCTTTGACCATTGGCATATTACTTCCTTTTCTTAGGTTTAGCTACTTTAGCGGTTGATAATGCGATTGCGACAGCTTGCTTCTGCGGTCTTCCTTCTTTGACCATCTTAGAGATATTCTTACTGATTGTCTTCTGTGATTTACCTTTAGCGAGTGGCATTATTGTTCCTTAGTTAAACTGCTGTACGGTACTACGTTGTTCTAATTCTACAGTGACGATACAGGTAGTTGTAGAACCTGTCTCAGACTGTACTCGAATCTCATCACCTTCGTCTAATAATACATAAGCCTGTCCGTCTATTCTGAGGAAGTTCTTAGCAGTAATAGCATACTCTGATAATACTTCAATCTCAACATTCTCACTAGAGTCGTACCACCACACATTGATCCACTTAGAAGATGCACTGTGATTAGTAGCAAAGAGTAATAACCACTTAGCCATGTTCCTAGTTGGAACAGTAAACATAGTAGTCTTAGTATTAGCTACTAAGTCTTTGCCTACGGAATGTGATCTACTCATTTAAGTACCAAGGTTAGGAGTGTTACAATAATGAATCCCGCAGTGCCTAGGAGAATCTGTTCTAGTCTCTTTAGTCTAGCGTGTATCTGTTCGTATCGAACTTTACAGACTTCTTCGTGGCTTAGGAGTTTGAGTTCAGCTTCGGTCATACAGTTTCAATCCAAGTTAATGTAGTTTCATCCCATGAATATCTCTTAGGATTCTCTGCTGTGCCTACATCGGTAGGATAAGGTACAGGAGAACTCCATAAACAGGTTTCCTCGCTTATTACCCAGCTTGGGAATGGTTGTGGAGGAATAAAAGCATCTCGTTGGCTGTCGTATGTGTAGCCAACGCCAGCGTAGTTTTTACGCAATGGTCTGCCTTCAGGGTGTTGTCCACCATGAGTATTGTATGAAGTCTGTACCCATCCATGACCAAAGATGCCACTATCAATGACATCTTGTTCTGCCACGATTACTTGTACTACTACTCCGTTTTCTACTTTTGCAAAATGTGCGATGGTTGCTCCTTTTAAGCTGTATATGATCCAGATGATGTGTATTTAAGAATGGTATTGCTACCAGATGTGGTTACTGTTGGGCTACCTGTGGTTGTGCCTGTGTATCTTGATGTGGGAATAGATAGGATAACGACACCTGAACCACCAGTTCCACCAGCAGCATTATTAGATGCCCCACCTCCACCGCCTCCAGTATTTGCAGTTCCATTTCCACCCGGACTAGCTGCGCCTTGTCCAATGCCAGCATTACCACCACCACCTGAACCGCCGTTGCCGCCCGTTCCTGCTGAATAAGCACCGCCACCACCACCACCAGCATAAGTTACAGAAGAACCTGTAATAGATGATGCAGTTCCGTCACCTCCGTTACCGCCGTTAGTTGATGTTCCTGCTCCTCCAGTAGCACCAGCGCCGCCGCCACCACCAGCGCCAAAATAAGGAGCGCCGCCACCACCAGCGCCATCGTTTCCTTGACCCGATGTACCGGTTCCGGGAGTATTTCCAGTTAAACAACCGCTGCCTGAACCACCACTATTTCCATTTAAACCAAATCTAACTCCACCGCCACCGCCAGTTGATGTGCTTGAATTAAAACTAGAATCTCCACCTTGCCCACCTGATGCACCACCAGCACCGGCAACACCAGCAGTTCCACCGCCGCCAACTGTAACGGTGTATGAAGTACCCGGTGTTAATGATTGATTAGAAAATGATCGATAGCCGCCAGCTCCAGCGCCTGAGGCGCCAACTAAATTTTGACCGCCACCGCCTCCGCCACCGCCGCCAGCAACTATTAAATAATCAACAGAATATGGTCCAGAAAAGCCAGCAGTCCATCCAAACGCCGCTAGTGATGCTGCACCTATTTTAGATAAGCGTGGCATTGTTTACCTTATGCGAATTTTGTTTGTGATGCGAGTACAGTAAAGGTTGCGCTTCCAACTTTAATAATGACATAGGTATAGCTGTCTATCGAACTAGCATTACCGCTAGTAGGAGCAGTTCCGCCTTGCCATTTAGGAGTAACAGAAGAACCATCTACTTGCACAGCAGAATTATAATATGCTGTTGCACCATTTGTAACCAAGAAAGTAACAGATAAAGACTCGCCTGTAGCCATAAGAGTATTTAAGGAAGTACCGCTAGAACCTCTAAAATTGACTGTAAAGTTACCGCTTGCATTGGTTGTGTAGTACAAGACCGATTGAGTGGTTACATCATAGGCAATAGTGCCTGTAGCTGCTGTAGCACTTACAGTAATAGTTTCAAGAATATTAGATGTCTTTAGGTCAGCGTTAGATGATGTACCAGCAAATGTTTGTAAAGCAGTAAATGTTTGAGCTACGTCGGTCTTAGCTGTATCAGCGTCATAGGCTTGTACATCTGTTCCTATAATTAACCCAGTAACAGCGTCTCCAGATTGTAGTTCTTGAACAGTTGTGCCGTTGAGTACGAGAGGATAACGATTTGCCATTTGAAGTCCTTATTAATTAACGGCTACATTGACGGTAGAGCCAGAACGATTAAGAATAGGTAGTACTCCATTTCCTACAGAGACACTTATAGACGATCCTGAACGGTTTAAAATAGGCAATACAGTAGGTAATAGTTCCCACGAAGCAGCCGAACCGTCAGTCTTTAGAAACTTTCCTGTATTGCTGGTCTGTGAAGGTAAGCTAGTAGGCAACGCAGAAGAAGTCCAGCTTGTTCCGTTACCAATAATAGCGTAGTTGTTTGTAGGAGTTAGTCCAGCAATAGTTGCTAGGTCAGCATCATAGGCTTGTACATCTGTACCAATCGCTAAACCTAAATTAGTTCTAGCAGTGCCTGTATTTGTTAAGTCAGATAAGTTATTTGCCTTAGCTAAGTAGTCTGCTCCAGATACATAAGCTGCTACCCATGCAGAGCCTGTGTATACTTTCATTACTCCTGATACAGAGTTAAAGTATAAAGCACCGCCTACTAAAGCATTACCATCATTGTCTAATGTAGGATCACTAGTTTTGCTACCGAGATACCTATCATCAAAGTTATCGTAAGCAGTTAGTGTTGCATCTCTAGCTGCCTCAGCAGCGGTCTGTGCATTTGATGCGTTAGTCGCTGAAGTAGATGCTGCAGACGCTGAGTTACTAGCATTAGTAGCAGATGTAGAAGCATTGCTTGCAGATGTTGATGCAGCAGAAGCAGAATTACTTGCATTTGTTGCTGAAGTTGAAGCATTACTAGCAGAGGTTGATGCGGCACTTGCTGAATTAGCAGCGTTAGTCTCTGCTGTCTCTGCATTGGTCTCTGCAGTCTGTGCCGCAGTAGCACTATTAGCAGCGTTAGTTGCTGATGTAGATGCAGAAGATGCAGAATTAGATGCGTTAGTTGCAGAAGTACTCGCTGCAGAAGCAGAGCTGCTTGCATTCGTTGCTTGAGTCGTAGCAGTAGATGCTGAAGACGATGCACTAGAAGCAGATGATGAAGCATTGCTTGCTGAGGTAGACGCAGCAGAAGCTGAAGAAGCTGCGTTAGTTGCTTGAGTAGTAGCTGTAGAAGCTGATGCAGCAGCGTTTGTAGCGGATGTAGAAGCAGCAGAAGCAGAACTTGCAGCAGCAGCTTGAGCAGTCTCAGCGTTGGTTTCTGCAGTCTCTGCGTTAGTCTCTGCAGTCTCTGCATTGGTTTCTGCTGTCTCAGCGTTAGTTTCTGCTAATTCAGCAGCTACTTGTGCTGCCTCTGCAGCAACCTGTGCAGCAATAGCAGCGTCTTTAGCAGCTAGGGCTAATAAGACTTCACTTGCAGCGTCTTGAGTAGCGTCACCAGATCCGCCGGGTCCACGATAAATTGCCAAATCTATCTCCTTATTTGTTTAAATACACTCAGCGAATGCACTTAAAGAAAGACTCCCCAGCCGAAACTGGGAAGCCTAGGAACTACTATTAGCCGTTAACAGCTAATACAAAGCCAGTCTCAGGACGTACTACTTTAACACCGTAGAGGGTGTCAGCAGTGTACAGAGTAGACAAATACTCTTGTTTGTACTGAGTCTGTGAACGAACAGACATCTGCTCAGCAAGAACCATAGTATCTTTATGAGCCAAGATAGCTGCTTTAACATCGCCACCAACGCTGTTGTTAGCGTCAGTCTCGATGACTGGAGCATTGCTTGTTACATAGATGTCGATACCATACAACTGACCGATCTGACCGTTGTTTACACCACGACCATCAACGAAATCAGAACTGTTGTAACGATCAATACCCATGATAGCTGCA